CATTACCAAAAATAACTCATCCTACAAGTGATGTGACTATACCATCTAATAAGAAAAAAATAAGAATAAGACCATTACTAGTAAGAGAAGAAAAAATTCTCTTGATGGCAAAAGAAACTAAAGATGAAACTGATATTTTAGTAGCCTTAAAACAGGTAGTTAATAACTGTATCATAACACCAAATGTAGATATAAATGATTTTACTATATTTGATTTAGAATATCTTTTCATCAAGATAAGATGTTTTTCTATTGGTAATATTACAAATGTTGCTTACGTTGATAATGAAGATGAAAAAACTTATAATTTTTCTGTAGATTTAAATAAGATAGAGGTAATATTTCCAGAAAATGTTCTTAATAATATTAAGATAAGTGATGATATCTCTGTATCTGTGAAGTATCCTACAGCAAAATTGTATGATGATAAAGAGTTTCTTAAAAAAGATGATCAAGAAATGATTGAACATCTTATCATATCATGTTTAGATAAGATTTTTGTTGGTGAAGAAATAGATAGTTTTAAAAATTTAGCAAAAGAAGAAATACTAGAATTTATAGAAAATCTACCAATAAAAGTATATGATGAAATAAAGTATTTTTTCAATAATATACCATATATGAAATATGAAATAAATTATAAAAATTCTTTAGGTAATGATAGACAAATTATTCTATCTAACTTAACTGATTTTTTTTCCTTTCGCTGAGCCATAATACTCTTGAAAACTATTACCAAACAATCTTTAGTTTGGTTCAGCATCATAAATATTCTATAGAAGATCTTGAAAATATTATACCATTTGAAAGAGATATATACATTGTTCTTCTTAATAATTATTTGAAAAAACTAGAAGAAGATCAAAAGGCTAGAAATAATGGCTGAAAATAATTTGTTGCAAAGAATAAATGCTGCTATAAAAGAATCAGTTGGCGGTGTTGCTGCAGAACGATTTGGATCTGCAGGTAAATATTTAAATTCTAGATTAAATGATAAAGAACCAGAATCTTTTCGTAAAATATTAAAAAGAGATTTTATAGGTGGTGCAACAAAAAACATGGGTGCAATAGGAAGAGCTATTGCAAATAAAGATGGCGATAAAAAAAGTGATAGACTTACCTCTAATGCTATAAGAAGTTCTAGTAATAAAACTTCTGCAGAAATTAGTGAGATAAAACAACAAAATAGTGATATCAGCCAAAGTTTAGAATCAGTTAATTATCGTTTAAAAAATGTAGATGCTAAATTAGAAGATATTCTTCTATCTCAAGAAAGAATTGAGATAGTTATAAACAGACTTCTTTATAAAAAAGAACCACCACCTGTAATAGAACAAACTGTTAATAATGTTACTAACAATATTACTAATAATAATACTAATAACAATTCTAGTCCTCCAAATAATCAAGAAAGAAGAAGGAATAGAAGAACCCCACGTGGTGATGCTACACCTGGAGGTAGTGCAACTCCTAGATCTTTAAGTCCTGGAGCTGCTCTTGGTTTAGGAGCTGCAGGCGGCGCTGCAGTCGGAGTAGCAGGAGCAGCTGCAGTTGGAGCAGCCGGAGGTGGAAGTGGAGGTGCATCTTCTACTGGAAGTACAGGATCAACTCAAGGTTCCGGAACTTCTCAAAATCCGGCAGCAACACAGACACAGACAAATACAAGTGTAACACCAAGTTCTGGACTAACATCTTCTAGCGGAAATGCTGGTGGAAGACCATATCAACAGGATGCTAGACCTGTAAGTGGGAATGCTGCAACACAACAAGCTATGCAGTTTTTTCAATCTAAAGGTTGGACTAAAGAACAAGCAGCAGGAATAGTTGGAAATCTTCAGACAGAATCTGGCAATTTTGCACCTGATGTTATATCAGGAAGAAGAAAAGGTGATGGAGGTAAAGCAGTTGGTGTTGCACAATGGCATCCACCAAGACAAGCAAATTTTCAAAGAGTTATGGGTAAACCTGTAGAAGGTTCATCATTACAAGAACAATTAGAGTTCGTAAATTGGGAATTAAATAATACAGAAAAAAGAGCTGGAAATATATTAAGAACAATGTCTGATGCAGCACAAGCTGCTGAAGCAGTTGATAAATTTTATGAAAGATCTAGTGGAGCTCATAGAAACCAAAGAATAGCTAATGCAAGAGCTTTAGCTGGTGGTCAATCAACAACACAAACTCCATCATCAGGAAGTTCTCCAACAGCTCCATCTGCTGCCAGTGGTGGTACTACTAGTTCTCCATCAGCTCCATCTGCTGCCAGTGGTGGTACTACTAGTTCTCCATCAGCTCCATCTGCCGGAGAAGGTGGTGAAGCACAATGGTGGAGACAAACACCGAGAAACGAAAGTGGTGTCCCTACACAGACAATGTCTGGTGTTCTTCCTCAATATCCATCACAAACTAGAGGTGGTGGATCAGATACACAGGCTATGTATCCACAAGATAGAAGTGGCGGACCTGCTCCTTGGCAAGGTAGTAGACCACAACAAAGTGGTCAACAACAAGGTGGTCAACAACAAGGTGGTATGACCACATTAAAAACTGCAAGTGGTAAATCATTTACAGTTGCAGCACAATACGCAGATAAATTTAAAGGATTTGTTGATGCGCTTGAAGCAACAGGTTATAGAATTAATTCAATAGGTGGATTTGCGAATAGAAGTACAGCAAGTGGTGGATTTAGTTGGCATTCTAAAGGAATGGCAATAGATATTAATCCTTCACAAAATCCACATACATTTCCTGGTTCTCAGAACTATGGAAAAACCGATATGCCATCTAACGTTAGTGAGTTGGCAGCAAGGTTTGGTTTAGGTTGGGGTGGAAATTGGAGATCAAGTAAAGATACAATGCATTTTTCTGCTGGTGGTAACGAGGGTGGCTCTGGCACAGAAGCTAGAGGTGGTACTATGGCATCAACAGGAGAAAACGAATCTAGGCCAGGATCTGGAGGTTCACCCTCGAGTTCAATGCCAGGTGGAAAAGTTGCTGGTACAGGACCTGCATTAGGTAATTATGGTCCTATGCAAGGTGGTGGGATGTCAGGAGGCATGCCAGGAGCTGGTATGATGGGTGGTAGAGGCATGGGGCAAATAGGCATGGGAGGTGGATTAGGTAGTATTGGCGGTATGATAGGTGGTATGCTAGGTGGTAGGAGTGGTCCTGCTGGCGGTATTCTTGGTAGTGTTTTAGGTAATGCTATTGGTAATATGGCAGAAAGAGCTATGATGCCAACACCAGTTCAACAACCAATAAGAACCGGTGCCGATTTAGGTAATAGATCTTCTGAACGTTCTAGAAGTGGTGAAACATATAATAGGCCAAGATCTAATGGACCACAAAATACACCGTCACATACTACACCTAGTTCAAAAAGATTTGGTGTTGATGAAATACCTACAGTAACACCTACTGGTGGATTTGCTGAAGTGTTAGGTTCTGGAATTGCTGGAGCTTTAGTTGAATCTCTTGGAAGTAATAGCATTTCAGTTAATAGAAGACAAAGAGTTGGTTCTTTAGTTTCATAAAAAAAATAAGGGGGCTTTCGCCCCCTCTAAGTTTAGCCTTTAAGCTTGTTAAAGAATGCCATCTCATCTTCTTCTTCACCTTCATCAATCTTAGGTGATGGTGAAGATTTAAACTGAGGAGCAACAGAAGTACGTGCCCACGGAACATCTTCCTCTTCAGCCTTACGAACATTGCTAGCTGCAACATCAAGAACTGTATTAAGCTTTGTCTTTAGATCATCAAAGCTCTTGAAGTTTTCAGGAGCAAGAAATGCTTGAAGAGGATATTCCTTCTTCCAAAGCTTTTCAAGTTCTTCATCATCATCCAACAGAGGTGTTGATTTACTAAACTCAGACTTATCATAGTTCCGATAACCCTCGACATTACGAATCTTCAGATTAAAGTTAGCACCTTGCCAGAAGTCAAAAGGATTAACAGGTGCTTCATCAGGAAACTGAGGATTCATCAGATCATTGAGCTTATCAAAGATCTTCTTGCCATACTTGTACAGAAAGACCTTGCCTTCATTCTCAGGATTAGAAGGATCCTTAACAACATAAATGTTAGAGATGTAATGAAGGCGACGCTTCTGTGCACGAGCTTGCTTACGACTATCAGAGTTATCATCATTGGAAAGATTCCATAGATAACTATTGTACTCGCTAACAGGATCTTTCTGATTAATAGATGTAAGTGAGTTTTCAATATACCACTTACCCGATGGACCCTTAAAGCCATGATCGAATAGACGAACAAAAGGAATATCCTCACCAACCGGTGCAGGAAGGAATCGAATTACTGCATAACCATTACCGGCCTTATCGACAGATGCCTGCCAGAAACGGTCGTCGCCTTTCTTTTGTTCTTGGGGATTTGAAAGCTTATTAAGTTCAGCAGTAAGTTTATCGAGTGACTGCGAAGATGCTTTCTTTAGTTGTGAAAAGTCTACCATTATAGTTCTCCATATAAGCGTTGTATTGCGTTGTATAACAATGTGTAACAGCCGTTAGCTGCACATTTATTTATATTCTGATCAGCTAAATTTGTCAACAATAATAGATTTAATTTTAGCTGTATCAAAATTCAAGAAAGATTTATATTTCTTGATCTTAAAAGAAACTTGATCCCATACGGGATCCTCACTAAGTTTCTTATTCCAATGTTTGAAACAATTAGTCACCTCTACGAGGATGACAAGAGTCTCTATTGAAATTTCTTTTTGAAGGTAAAGTTTTAGAAGGTATGGATGATCATACTCTTCTACCAAGAAGTTCTCATCAAAGTTTTCTTTGAGCTTTGACAATTCAGACTTAAACGTATATGTTAATGATTCGATTCTTTTGATCCAATCATTGTATCTAGTCTGAGCTACTTCATTATATGCTAGATCTTTAATCCAAACTTTCTCATCAATGACTAAGTTTGCAATTAGAAAACCTTTTGGATCTTTATGTTTAGAGAGCTTTTCAAAAAAGATTTTATCTTTACGAGTGTTAAAAGAATCTGCTCTAACACTCGTCTTGCCGTTGTATTTAATGTAGTCATAGTTCTTCTGAGTAAAATGGTTCTTTAAAGCCACATACTCTTTATAACATTCGAACGCTGACATTTTATGATCTTTATCCATTTAAATTGGAAGTCTTGCACTCTTCTTCATGTAATTTAGGTTCTCTGCTTCGAATTGAAGCTTTGATTTCATCACAGGATCTTTTTTAATTATGTTAGCTATGAACTCTATTTCTAATCCTGATCTCTCAGAGTAATGAACTATAGCATCAATGTATTCTATCTTCTTATCTCTTACAAGATTTTCTATCTCTTGAATATAATTCACGTTAAAAATAATATCTTTCATGTAAAGCTTTCTAATAATGGTAGGGATGCTAGGATTCGAACCTAGTCAAGAACAGTCATCTACTGCTAAAGGGATTATAAGGCCCTCCCGTGTACCAACACCCACCCCCAAAATTTGTGTTAACGATTATATTGTTTATTCCATATAAAAGAGTCAAGCTTTACAACAAAGCCAGAGATGGCATTAATAAATCTACTATTCCAGAACCAATGATTATAACGATTAGACATATAAGACTCCATGAATGGCGATCACTAATGGATTCGAACCATTGACCCACAGCTTAGAAGGCTGTTGCTCTATCCTGCTGAGCTAAGTGACCAATAAAAACTGTGAGGGGATTCTGTTTCCAAGCTCCCCTCGGGCTCATGTTAGG